CCCTTGCATAGATGCAGGGGTGGATGTTGGCTTAAACGAAGATTTTGACGGCACTCCCGTTCCGTGGGGAGCGGGCGTTGATATTGGAGCTTATGAAAGAGAAACGGGTTATTACCCTTTAAAGGATACATCGACTGATCAGTATTGGAGGCTGAGGGTTGTCGATGGCAGGCTGTGTTGGGGCAAGACTAGAGAAACCGAAAGTCGATCTAATCCAATTATAAGAGACGTAGATGGGACTGTTTGGGAGCTTTCAATCGATAACGGTCGTTTGGTTTTAACAGACACTACACCACAACCTGAAACAGAATTTTACTTACATGATGCTTCTGGTGGCATTTGGCGAGTCATCGCAGAGCATGGTGTTATAGGAATCGAGTCTGTGACTCTGGAGCTACCTGTTGAACCTCAAGAGGCAATAGAAGAAACAGAAGAGCCTTGGCAGCGGATATTGAAGGGCTCGGGATATGAGGAGAAGCGAATTGAGCTTGGAGATATGAAGTCTTATGTGGAATTGAGGTGGCCATTGTTGACTGAGTATCAGGGAAGACAGCTGTTTGACTTTTTCCTTAAGGTTAGGAAGTGTAGAAGTTTTAAATGGACGAATCCAAGAAATAGCCAAACGTATGTTGTAAGATTTGACAGTAACCTTAAGAGAACAATACAAGCAAGTAAAGTTCATTCGATTGATCCAGTTAAGTTAAAAATTCTGGAATAGCAACTTAGGAGAATGAGATGCTCAGTTTAACGACTGCACAACTTGGGCTACTTCAAAACATTTATAAATCTATAATTTGGCTTTTTGATATCACAGACAAAAACAACAACACTTACTATTGGTCAACCAGAGACTACACTTATGATTCGACCAGCTACTCGTTTAATATAGTGGATTTCTCTGGTATTGCCTTAAACAGGAGTCGCTCAGAAGAAAATATTATTGCACCCAATGAGGTAAAAATCGAAATAGGCAATGTTAATAATACTTATTCGGCCGATGATTTCATAAATGGAGAGGTTTTAATCTCACTATTGGTAGACGATACTTTAGTTGCCAAATGGAAGTTTAATATTGTAAAGGCTTATGGTAAGTACCAAACTATCACCCTTGAGTGTGAGGATTTTTTGCAAAAGTATCTAGAAGGGGCTTATCCAAATACGAAACTTGTGAAAGCTCTTTTTCCAGATGTATATTATGAGGACGAAGACGTATGTGTACCTGTATGCTTTGGTACCGCATATATACCTCTCAGGCCTGTGGAAATAGATGGAGATAGGTTCTATTTGCTTGGGCCAACAGATAGAACCTATACAATTGAGGAAGTACATACGCCTTCTGAATGGGGTATAAGACAGTCTTGGTCTTCTTCTAGTTATTCTTTCAATCAATATACAAAAACAGATCAGTTTGGTAATTCTTGGAGAGTATTTCAACCTATTGTTGCTGACTCTGATTTAGATGGAACAGCAGATGCATGTGGTGTGTGGATTAATGGGCAAAAGATATTGGATATGCCCACCAAATTTAGCTACAATTCCACTACCAATCCAGCGGACGTTATAAAGACTGTACTAAAAGACTTTGGTGTTCCTGATAGTGAGATAGATGATGATTCGTTTACAAGTGCTGCCACTACATTCAACAGTTGGGGTTTAACTTTTAATGGTGGGTTATGGACGAAGTCAGATAGAAGGTCCATCTTAGCAATGCTGCTCAATTCATGTCATGCAAGGATATTGGTGAGGGACAAATTATATCTATCTGTTTTATCTAAAACAAGCCAAAAGACTATAACTTCGTCTTTAGTAGCAAAGGAAAGTTTCGATTACTCTAAGTTATCCGAGGAGTTATCTGACAGTGGATATGTAGCATGGCAAAAAGAAGGAGAACCTCAAGACAATATGCTGAAAGCACTTGTTCCGGGCAAAGGAACGACTACTGACTACATTAGCGATGAAGTTGTATATATTCCTTGGGTGCAAAATGCAGTTCATGTACAAAAATTAGCGTGTCTTGTTTTTCAGAGAAAGTTTTTCAAAATTGCAGAGATATCTTTTGAGGGCAGAAGTGAGCTTCTGGCACTAGAGCCAGGAGATATTATTACAATAAATGGAAGTAACTATGGCGGTGAATACAAAGTAATCGTAGATAGCGTTGAGGTAAAAAATGATTTGACTGTTAGGATTACTGCTACAAGGCATTCTATCGAGTTTGACGATTGGGATGACCTGACTCAATTCAGCGATATAACAATATATACAACCGTTCCCTCTGCTTGGGAAAATTTGCCTTCAGGTTATGGGTATGGAATACGATGGGATAGGGACCAAGCTACATTGTTTGTGGAAGGCACAGTTAGAGTTACAGGTGGCTTTATTGCTGATGCGGGTGGCTTCATCAGATCGGGCCAAACTGCGTTCGATACAGGTACAGGATTTTTCTTCGGTACGCAGAGTGACGGAACGCCCGTATTCTCTGTAGGCAGTTCTTCTGGGAAAAAGATCACATGGAATGGGACTACGCTGTCAATTAAAGGAGATTTAGTATTCGATAGCAATAACTATTGGTATCCTGGAGGAAATTTTAGAGTTGGTTCCTCTAGTCACTATCTCTACTGGGATGGCTCGACATTTACCATTCAGGGTAAGTTGATTGCAAAAAGCGGCTCTTCCATAAATGGTGCATATATCACGGATGCTACTATTACCAATGCTAAATTAGATGATCTTACTATTACTGGCGCTAAAATAGCAAATGCTACTATCACCAATGCCAAAATAGCCAATATATCGGCTTCAAAAATTAATGCAGGATATATAGTTACTACTAAGTTGGATTCGGGTTCCAATCCATCTACTGGATGTATTTTGGATTACAATGGTTTACGGATGTATCAATCGGGCACAAAAATGGTGGACATACCAAGAAGTGGTAATCCATTTTTTAGAGGTAAAGGACATTTCGGCAATGAGAATGATTATATAGAAATAGGAGATTTGAATTACCTTTGCCAAGTTCGTTTCATCGCCGATGGAAGTCTCCAGGGAAGTGTTTATTCTTCTACTTACAACCTAGGCAACTTGTACGTTGAGGCTTATAACGACTTATATCTTAGAGCTCATGCCGGGACCAGAGTCGCGATATACAGTGACGAAATAGTGCTTTTGAAGAAGTTACGGCCTGACGATGACGTTACTCACGACTTGGGGACTAGTTCTTACGCGTGGAATAATATTTACGGCAAGTATGTTCACACCGACGAGTTGTACAGCTGTAAGTATGATAGGATAGATTTTCATTGTAGGGCGGCACCTAACCAACACGCCACTTATGACCTTGGACTCTCTAGCAATGCTTGGAACAATATTTATTTCTGCGTATCTAATGATGTTTGTTCCTTGGGTATGGTAGAAGAAGTGTCAGATCCAATTGAGTTAGTCAAAAACATAAAAGTAAGTAAAGATAAATACACTCCCAAGGAATTACCCAAAGCAGATTACAAAACCTTGCCTAAATATATAAAAACGATAAAATATGTTGACTTGAGGAAAGATGAAGAAAATCTTGAGGGGCATTTGCAAAGTATCCTCTCCAAGAATGCAGAGATAACTTATGAGGATGAAGAAAAGGTAACAGTTAGGATAGAAGCCTTAGACGTAACAGCGACTGTCAGTTTGTTATTAGGAGCAATAAGACAATTAATAAAGAAGATAGAGGTAAACAAATGAAAAAGAAAGTGAGGTTAAAAAATGCATTTTTTGAAAGTTTCGTTGTAGAATCACAAAGACTTGAAAGAAGAGACCTACCTATCAATCTAGCCTTTTGGATTAGCCGAAATTTTGATACAATAAGACGTGAGGCTCAGCCTTATTTTGCAATGAAGCGCAAGATAGCAGAGAAATATGGTATGAGAGATAAGGACGGGAATCTCAAAATAGACCTGCAAGGAAATTACCAAATTGAAAATATGTCTAAGTTTATTGAGGAATTAAGGAAATTACAAGAGCAGGAAATAGAGGTTGAATTGGATGTAGTTAAAGTTAAATTGCAAGACTTAAACGGCATAAAAATGACGCCCGCTGAAATGTCATGTTTGATGCCCTTTATTGAGATCGAAGAATGAATCCTTCAAACTTCACTTTTGTCATCACCTACAAACACACCCCGGAACGACTCCCTCTTCTCCTCGCGTGCCTCGAGACTATTCCCCAAGAGTCGGAAGTCGTTATTACTGAGTTCGGACCGCCTTTTGTCGTTAACGAATTGCGCGCATATTGCGCAAATAACAAAGGGTTGACCGCTTCTCCGTATAATAATAACTTTTCACGGAAAATCCCCCCGCGCTTATTTGCGCAGTTATCACGCAATTCGCGCATTATCCTACTGAGGGGCGGATTTGACCGTCTCAGGGGGCTAAAAGTCGGTGTTACCTTCGCTTCTAGCCCTGTTATTGTTTTTTCCGATGCAGACTTACTTTACCCTCCTCGTTGGGCCTCGCACATCACTTCGCTTCCAACTTTAGGTTGGTCTCGCATGAATTACCTAACAGCTACTGCTACTCAGGCTTACATTGGGCGAGGCGAACTAATCCCCGAAATTTCTCATTCCGTTACTCCTTCTTTGTTAGGTGCGTGTGGTGGTGCGATTGTTTTCC